ATGTATAATACCTGAATTACCTGTCTTCTTATTGTACCAATTTGTATAACTAGAACCATTTGGACTTACATTTAAATGGTCTACGAATACAGCATTGTGTACATCATAATCTGATTTATATAATAATTCTGCACCTAAAAAACCACCCATAATAGCACAAGCACCTGTCACATATGGGTCAGAAGCACCAGCAGCTACGCAACTTGCAATACCTGTAGCACCACCTGACATTGCACCAACATGAGTTCTATTTACCGAGCTGCAATTGGTCAGGAACACCAATGATAGTCCTAATAATAGTACCGATTGGATTAAATTTCTTTTTTTCATTTTCTCCCTTTTTGTTTATTGCACAAGCCGTTGTCATGGTCAATACCAGAATAATCATAATTAGATTCTTCATCTTTCCATAATACTTGTGTTTCTTTTCCATTCTCATCTTTATATAATTTGTATGATTTTTTTCCATCATAATAATAACCAGTTAATTCTTTTTTATTTTTTGCCATATTCTGTTGTGTCTTTAGCAAGTAATAAACAATCTGCCTGTATCACCTCAATCATGCTTTTTATTTTAAAATCTCTTTCAGTTGACTTCGGAGTATCATACTTTAACTTCCGAAGTTCATCTGAATTTCGTTTAACGCTATCAATCTTATCGCAAAAAGCACTAATCTTGTGTAGCATTATTTTTCTTAATCATTGTAAACGGCCATTTAGTCTTCATTTCCGCCCAACTATTTGCTTGATACTCTTTAGTTTTTTCAACTTCGTTACCTATAAACTTAACAAGTTTACCTGGTACTTCAACTACATTTGAAACAAACTCTTGTGGAGTAATCGTTTTCTCTTCACTTTTAGCAACGCCAGTTATTAATAAAAACGCCAGTATTGCTAATACGCCTACTATCTTTTCAGTTAGTGTCATACTTTCCTTCCCATTGTTATAAAATCGGATTTATCCACAACTTGATAATTACCTTTGTTGTAGGCAAGACCGATTGTTTTGCCTTCTGGTAGTGTCACTTTTGGTAAAGTTCTCTTTACACAGGCACCAGGGATTCTATCACTTGTAGGTATAGAATTTCTTTTAAGACCATTAATGTCTAAAGTCAAATCAGGTAATTTAAAACCTGATAGTGAATCTTTAAACTCTTTAAATGATTTCTTTTTCATTAGTTTACACTAACTTTTTCTGATTTTTCTAAATCTGATTCTGCCATTTTTTCAGCATAAGTTTTACCAAATACTTTCATATAAAAATGGTCTCTTGGATTTGGGGCTGACCACGCCTCTAATAGATTTGTAAAGTTAATATCTAATCCATCATAATATTCTGGATGATTTTTTCTTAACTCTATATGGTCTTTACAAAACTTAATACGATTGCCGTATTTGTTAACTTTATTCTGTTCGTCTTTCTTCGTTGCAACTTCAAACTCCTTAAAAAGGTTGTCCTTGTCATATTTAAACATAATTTATATAATTAATCCTTTCTCAATTAATTGTTTTCACTATCCTACCATAACCTATTGGAAATGGCAAGCTTCGTAAAAAGCGTGATATTACTCGCTTTTTTCTCCAGGAAGAGCGCCAGGATGCACCTGGAGTAGCGAATCAACATCATCTGATACTACCGTACCCCTTAAATATGCGTCTTTTTGCGCCTCGGCGTCTGCCCATTTATCAAACTCATCAACCTCTAGTTGATAACTTGCAATCTTTTTGTCAATAAGATTCATAGTTTTATTGTCAACATTTTGGCCTAATGATTGTTTAATCTCTTTCAAATCTTCTATCATTTTTAATACTTCAATCATTTCTTATCCTCTGAATCCATTAATAGTACAATGTAGTGTACCGCTTTTAGTAGGTCTTTTCTATTCCTACCATTCTTCTTACCAAATCTAGCAATATATTTAATTGCATTTGCTTGGCAGAAATCCTTATCAATTCCTACATCACGCAACAGGTCTTGTACCTGTGTACCATTCTTAATAGTAGCATAATGTTCGCCATAGGTACTTTTAATATAGTCACCTATTTCTTTTAATATCTTATCTTCATTATATTTCATCATATATTTCCTATTGTATAGTTGGTTTACTAAATTCTTTTATTTCATCTTTACTGTGATAGACCATATCCATAACTGCCTGGTATTCACCAGATGGCATACTAGTTTTCATAATTTTTATTGTTTGTCCTAAAATTGTCATTAATACCATAGTAGGGTCACCATTACTTATCATTTGTTCAATTGTCCAATCATGGAATTCATTACAAAATTGTTGTTGTTTATCTTCTTTTTTATCTACCATAAATTTGCCGTTAAAATTAAAATTATCATTGTTGGTACAACTATTGTCATTGGCCAAAAGTCTAACAACTCTAATATAAGTTTCTTTGTTTTCTTTTTCATTACTTAACACTCCTTTTGTGACTCTCTTGATTGTTCACAAAAACTCTAATCAATCTGGATACATCAACCTCAACATCTTCACCATTTCTTGGATGTTTAAACCAGACTCTACAATCATTAACAGGAAACAAATTGGATCCTGTTCCTACAACTGCGTCATCTGTATGTTTTCTCCAATCGTGTGAAGAATAACCTAATACATCTTTTTCTGCCATTATTTACCTAATTGACTTTCTGCTTCTAAATTTAAAGCAACATCAATATCTGATTCTTCTTTTTCTTTTTTTAACTTTTGACCTACTTCAACAGCTTCAGCAACTGTCATTTGTTTAGGTTCATCTTCTTCAGCCCATGTGTCAATGTGTATATCTTGAGCCTCAATAGCTTCTTCTAAAGTTTGATTGTAAGTATCAGTATCATATTTAACTTTACCGATAAATTTAGTATCACCTGATTCTGAATAGTTAGCGTCAACCATATAAGTTTCAACACCGTTATTAGCGTCTGTTATATCTTTACCGATTGCACCATGTTTAATACCACCATCATCTAAAAACTTGGTATCTGCCTCATCTTTAGTATTTGCTAATACATCTTGTTCAATAACAAGTGTATAATATGTTTTCTTTCTGTATAGATTTTTACCTACATCTTCTTTAAATGTAAATACATCTGTTTCTACTTTACTCATAATGTTTGTCCTTTTGTTGTTATTTTTTTAGTAAATTCTGGATTGTAGTCTTTTTTAAAAAATTGTCTGCCATTCCACTTTTGTCCATAGTCTGTATAAAAACTATTATCATCAAGTGGATTTCCTATTGCACCATACTCATCTGCATAAGTCTTATAATACTCTTCACCTGATACCATATCTACACCACTATCGCCAGTAAAATTACTAGCAGTTTCTTTATAATTCTTATCACAAAAAGCTTTCACTTTTTCTTTTAACTCTTTTGAGTTCAATCTCTTTAATTGAGATAAAGGTACATTTCTGAAAATAGTATTATAGATAGGAAACCAATCCATATCTTCATCATCATGGTATTCTCTCCAATATACTAAATGTAATGTTCCTTGTTTACTCATTATTGTGCTTTCTCTAACTTGTAGGCGCCACCACCATTCAAGTTCTTGTTGTTTTTCATTCTAATTCTACCATGTGTAAATGAAGTCTTGGCATAACACACATGTTTGATAGTTACCTCTTGAGCAGGTAATTTTGTAAATGTATAATTTCTACTATAACCTTTAATCTTCATTAAGCTAATTCCAATTCCATATCAATTACTTCATCAATATTAAATTCGTCAATATCAAGTAAGTTGACAGCTTCAACATTCATAATCTTCGCTTTAGCAGCTTCTTTACTGATAGATTGATTTTTAAGTTCAAGTAAGATAGCGTCAACAGCTTTCTCAGCTTGGTCCCAATAGTAGTTTTTAACTTTAGACATAGTGTTTTTCTCCTTTGTTAGTGTTTAAGTTATTCATTAGTAAGTCAATAAGGTTACTATACAGGTGTTTTTTGCATTTGGCAACCTTTTCGTCAAACTTTTTTTTAAGTATTTCACGCTTTTTCATTGTGTAATTCTTTATCATATGTGTCCATTATACAGGTTTCCATATAGAAAGCAAGCGTTTTTTCGCTTTTTTTTCGCTTTTTTTGAAGTTTTTTTTGAGACCTGGTCTCAATATTGGGGCTGCGACACTATTGCAACACTATTTCCAAGCGTTTTTTATCCATTCCTGCTCGGATTCGTGTGGATTTGGCTGTCCATGGAACACGGTTACCAACGATTCGCCATTATGTTCGTAGGTCATGTCTTGTCTGGAGTATCTATTACCCTTACGGTCATACCATTTATATGATTGTGTCCACGAATCAGGAAATGACTCACATCCAGGACTGTCTTTGATAAACTCTGAAATAAGGTTTTGGTCACCTGGAAACCGTCTTAGCCAGTTTGGCCGGTCATCTCTGAACCTTCGCCAAAGTTTATCATGCATTTTACTTTGGTCAAATTTCATAATACTAGAGTTCCAAACACCACTTGTAGGATTAAAGTCATTCATACCTATAAATTCTACTTCTGGTTTATATGTAAAGAAACAATCTATATTACCGGTAATAACCACATCTAAATCGGTATACAATGTTGCTCCGGGAAGGGTAACATCTGGATGAAATAATTGCATTTTATTCCACCAACCATTTAAATCGGTTTCTGGAAACAGTCTTATATCAATATCACCCTCAACCATCTTTTCCATTTTAACATGGTCGGTAAATACTACAAAGTTTATAGGAAGTGTGGTGTGTCTTTTCACCATGTTGTAGAGTTTTTGAACATACTCTACAGGATACTTTTCACCATAACAAACGCAAGCAAAATTATACATCACATATTCAACCAATTTAATATAGCTCTAGTTGCTAATATTAAATAAAATATCTCCATCATCATTCTTGGCCAATCTTTATCTTTATATCCATAATACACCCATATACCACAAGAGCCACCGGTTATAAACCAACCCAGCCATTGTGTTGAAATATTAGCAGATGATAAAATATAGACGCCTAATATGGCAAGTCCAAATCCTAACCATCTACCGAATACTGTTCCTTTAAAACTTTGTACGCCAAACCATCTTCTAATTCTTGTATTGTGAATTGGTGATTTGCTATCATGTTTAGCCATTCTTGTATCGTCTTTCTACCTGGTTTAAAAGGTTTTTCTATTTTCTCTATTCTACGACTTGTTACCAATGAGGCCACATGTCTTTGATGTGCAAACGCTGGTGTCATATTTAGGACACCATCAACAGCTGATAAGGACATATTTGTCACAACACACCACGCATTTTTTAAATCATCTTTAATATCTGTACCCCAGAATTCATTACTTGGTCTTGGCTTGTTTCTCATTTTAATTGGTCTATCTGTATGTTTTTTAATCTCGTCTGTAACCTGTTTAATCCACTCTTCTTGTGTTAAATTGTTTATGTGATAACATACAGTAGGAGATGAAGGACATAATAAAACAT